ATAGGTACAAACCCACCTTCAGCTCTATAATCTTTTTCCATACCACCAAGGTCCATGATTCCACCTTCAGCTTTACCTATTCTACCACCCATAGCAAAATCTTTAGTGTCAGCTCTACCTAAATAAGGATATTTAACTCTTAATGCTGATAGTTTTTCACCGGTTGTGTCTGCAAAAGCTTCTTGTACTTCTTTTCTAATAGCAGCAAGATCTAATCCTTCACCACGGTCCATAATTTGACCTACAACATTGTCAGGTTCACCAAATAATTTAACTGCAGTAGCAAATATTCCTCCAGTACCTATAAGTTTTTTCATATCAAAATTTGGTCCTAAAGGATTAAGTTCACCTAAAGATGTTGGAACGTATTCCATTATTTTACCTTTAATATCACCTAATAAACCTTCGTTTATAATTTTATTTCTTCCTGATGTTGTTGCCACAGCGTCTTGATAAGCTGTTACTTTACCATATTTAGCTTGTAACGCTTTACTATTTGGACCTTCAAAAAATTCATATCCTGTTTGTTTTAATTCTGGTCCAGATAAAGAATCTATATTAGAAACTTTATCAACTGCTGCCGCTTTAGCAGCCATAGGAGATTTAAAATATTGTCCTAATCCTGTTGCCTCTGGATTAATTTTAAGGTTAAATCCTTTTTGTAAATTATCCATACCACCACCAAGTCCTCTAGATAATTGACCCATACCATAATTTAATAATCCTGATTTAAGTGATGAACCTATTCTACCTGTTTGATCAAAGCTACCTATACCTGACATTAAACCTGCAGCTAGTGGGTTAAACGGTGCAACAAATGGTGCAGCCTTAACTGCAATCTCTGCTACTTCGTTTGGTATAATTTTTCTTGCAAATTTTTTAAGTGAACTTCCAATACCATATTGACGTCTACCATCCATACCCATAATACCACCGTACGCTGCCATCTGTCTGTCAGGTAAAACTGGTCCTGTAGGTTTTGGTTGGAAAGGGTTAACTGGTTTTGTTGGATCTTGCGGTAATGGTTGACCACCTGACATATCTCCAATAACCATTCTTTTAAATTCTTCCATTGACATAGGTTGGGCGTCGGGTCTTTGCTCTAATAAATCAAAGACGTATTTTTCATACTCTTCTTCTAAAACAGCATCAACCATCATCATCTCTTCTTGTGGAGATTTAGGACCTTCGTCACCACTGTATTTTATAGATGGTGCGTTAGTCTCAAGTTCTTCTGAAATTTGTATATCTTCTATTCCCATGGTTTTGTCAGTTTACTTTGTTTTTCCTACTAAATCAAGAGTTGGCATGATAACTTTTACATCTTGTGCCATGTCTTCATTCTTATAACCCTTAGCTTCCCAGTCTTTTCTTTTCTTAAAAACCTCACCAGTTTTTTTGTGTCTGTAAGTTTCTTCTACTTTAGCGTCATATACCTTCATTATGTTGTTACCTCTTTCTTAATGTTTAAATAACTAATACCTACATCAAACGAGTCTGTTGTGCTTGATTGTACTGTAAAGGCTTTACCACCTTCTATTATTAAAGGTTGTGTTAATAATTCTTTTGTTTGATTAGCTGTTAATGCTATAGATTTAATAGCTGTAATACTATTGTTTGTTACAGTCACACTTGGAGTGCCTGCTGATGTAACAAGTATAGATTTAATAACTATGGTTTCATTGACTGCAGGAATACTAGCACCTAAAGGTGTAAGAGCAGCACCACTTGTACTGTTATCTATACCTGCAAATTTATATTGGTTTACTACTGCCATTAATCTAAAAAGAAACTTCTAGCTTCTATCTCCTGTTTTAATTCTTCTTGAAATGTACTATTTAATTTTTCAAGAACAGCATCTAAATCTCTAACCAAAGACTGTGCTACGTCTTCTTCATATTCGGAACTTGCTCTAGTTAGCGTTTGTACTATCTTTGCCATTATGAAAATATATTACTAATTTTTTTTCTAATTTGTGTCATTAAATCTTGCACTCCTCCAGCGCCTGCCTGTAATGTCTCACCTGTCTTGTCAAAATATTTAAAGATAAAATCATCTTGATCAACGTCACCATCGCCATCAGCATCTCCATCATCAGTAGTATCATTAACTAAGTTCATAATACCTTGGGTTGAATCTCCTTGTGCTGCACGTGCGTTAATTGCATTTTGACTTAATTCTGTGCCACCATAAGCTGAAACATTTCCAAGTTGTCTTTGTTTCATATAATCTTTGTAACCATCTATTCCATAACCAAAAGGTTTTCCAGTTGCAGGATTTATTTTTCCTCCAATACTATTTTTTTGAAAAAATTTTGTATTTACATTGTAACCAATTCTACCTAACGTGTTACCTATAAAATTTATACTAGGAATTTTACTGTTAAATGAATATTCTGGAAAATTATTTGTTAAATATGTGTTTTTTGCAAACTGAGAATCTGGACCTACTGCACTATAATCAACACCTGGAACTTTGCCATATCCAGTTAATGCAACTTCATCAACAATATTTGTAGTAGGAGGCGAGTAAGTCGGGTCAGTGTGAATATTAGGACTGTTATCAGGACCATCATTACTAGGAGTATTACCACTACCATAACCACTACTTGCTGGTCCTGTTCCAGCAACACCTGCTGTGTTTGTACCACCACCTTGATAACCATAGCCACCATCTTTACCCATATCAGAACCACCGCCGTATTGACGTCTACCGTCAGGACCCATAACACCACCAAAAGCTCTTCCAACTCTTTGGCCCATTGCATACATCTGTCTAGCTTGTTGTAATCTTGTAATTGACATTATCGTCTTCCTCCTGCATGTATATCTAACCTAAAAGTTCCTAATTTCCAACTAGTATCCACAGCTGTATTAGATATTGTAAGAGCTATAGCTCTTGCTCTAGCTCGTGTATCTACTTTTGTTGTAGTAGATGATACGGTAAACGGACCTAATGATGAGCTAACTGCTGTATCACTAGGGTAATCTCTTAAATCTAATTGTATAATAGCATTTCCTTGTTGTGCTATAAAGTCAGGAATAATTCTACTTACTCTCATAATGTTTTCACCATCACCTCTAAGATCAGCCATGTTTGTAGCAGCTCCTCTTACAACTTTTTGTGTGATATCATAATCACCAGATGTAATATTTGCTGGAATTGCAACAGCTCCTGTTGCTGCTTCTTGTTGGTTAACTCCTGTTTCATGTTCAAAGTAAATTGTTGTGCCATCTGTATTACCTTTTACATCAAATGATACATCATCACCGGCATTGTATTTAGTTCCATGAGGCAAACCAAATACTGCAGAATCTTCCCAAGTTGTTCTAGGAAATAAACTACTTGCATTTGTAAACCATATAGGTCGTTTAGCAGTTGAATCTAGATAACTATACGTAACTGCTCTGTTAACATTGTTTGATGTAGCTGTTGGATAGAACCAAGTAATTTCACCAAACAAATTATTAATACCACAGTAAACCAATTGATTAGATGTAGTGTTAAGATCATCATAAACATAGTCTTCAACCAAACAGTCCATAGATTCTAGTTTACCAGTGTATCTGAAAAAACCATTATCAGACATCCAATACGCAGCACCATCAACTTCAACAGCTGCATTCTGTCCTATCAACCCACAGTTAGTACCCGCCTGTTCAAAGGCAAATGTAAATGGAGTTCCTACAAATCTCATTGTAAATAAAGATGTATCTGACCAAACATAGATTGCATTTCTACCAAGTTTAGCACCCATGATCCGTGATCCGGCGGCCAGTCTTTGTGTGCCAGCAGTATTTTCTGCTGTAGGTGTGTAGTCATTAATGTTTTCTTGAGAAGAAAATCTTATAAACATATCGTCTTGTGTAGTTTTATCACCTATAGTTGTTTCTGTTCCAAAAAATACTAAGTGACGATCAGGTGTTGACACTAACATATCACGTGACGCTGTAGGTGCACCTGTTATAATAGTTGCACGAGTTGCTGTTGCATTTGTTGCATCACCATCCCACTCAAAACATTCTCCATTATGTATCAATGCAATTAATGTTGATCCTAAATTATCTAATGACCATAAACCAGGATCAATAACTTGGTCGGTGTTGGCTGCAGCTGAACCCCATCCTGTAAAACTAGATGAGTTAGTCACTGTTGCACCATTAGAGTGAGTTGTTGCTGTTGATCCTCTAGCTGCTCTTCCTATACCTGTTAGTTTATTTCCAGAAACTCCTGTATAGGATATTTCTTCTGTTCCTATCGTAACATGGTTAGTACCTGTAGATGGAAAACCTGTTGCATTAGTTAATGTAATTTCTGTAGCAGAACCATTGTTTCCGCCTGACGTAGCACTAATGGCTCCGTTTAAAGTATTTTTTAATGCTCCTAATATATTACCACCCCACAATGCAATACCCCAACCAAACGCACCAAGTTGTTCTGGTGGTCCTACATGATAGTATTGATAATATTTAACACTTCCAGATGTAGTAGCACCTGATCCTGTTTCATTATTATCCATTGTAATAGTAATAGTCGTGTCTGTTGGAACACTGGTTACCATATATTTTATGTCATCAAAATCTGCTGCTGCATAATTAGAATTAGTTGCAGTTGAAAAATTACTAAATAATATAATGTCTCCTGCTTTAAAACTGTGAGGAGTTGGAAAAGTTATTGTAACTGTGTTTGATCCGTTAGTAGTTGTAAAACAATTTGATAAAGTTGTACCTGATGGATTAACTAAAGGGTGTATGTCATAATATACACCTCCAGAATAAACATATAAAATTCTGTTAGTTCCTATAGCTGAAAATTTTGTAGAGTCTTTATTAACAAAATGATGCAAACCTCTTGTAGCACCTGTTAATTTATCTTGTCCTAATTGATTCCAGCCACCTATCTTTTCAGGTGTACCATATCTAAAACGAACATTTTCTCCATCAGTCCATTGTGATTCAGCACCTGTAGAGGTAACTTGTTTATTAAACCCTGGTAAGAACCCTAATTTTTGTAACATATAACTCCATTTATGTGTTCCTTATTGGTGGAACACCTAACATCGGCCTTCTGTCGAACCTATTTTTTTCAGCAAAAGGACCATTTACATGGTTATAATGAAGAAACACTTGTCCGCAAGTAGTTCCTTTAAAAGGTTCTCTCCAATGCTCTAATTCACATCCACTATATACTAGCATATCGCCTACTTCAAGCAGGACTTTTGTGCCTTCTGGAGCATTAGGTTTGTGTATATTTTTGTATTCATCTATTACATTATCAGCTCCTGTACCATCTATAAAAATTGGCCAAGGATCACCTCCTAGGTTTATGGTAGTAGATATTTCACAACTAGGTCTGTCTTTGTGTCTTTTTAATTCATCACCATGTTTATAGAGTCTAGCGTAGGAATAAGTAGGACATAAGTTTAGGCCAGTTTCTTGTTGCATTACAGGTAATACTTTGACCAACAAAGTCTCCATTACAGGATCTGCATAATGCGAGTATGTGTTTGGAATTTGTTGATCTGTCCATGTGCCAAGCATTCCTGTATCATACGTAATATTGTTTTGATACATCCAAGCAACTGCATCACGTTTAAGTAGAAAATAGTTAAATACAAAGTTAGCTAACTCATAGCTAATTGCTTTTTTGATTACTTGATATTTATTGAAAGCCATCTTGTATAAAATTAAAACTTATTGATATTCTTATATCATTTGATTCGTTGGGTTCAACACTATGCCACAACCAAGAAGGAAACATAATTATTCTACCTTCAACAGTATCTAAATGCACTTCTCTCCACAAATGTTTTGGTGGTTGACCTGGTTTTCTTGTAGGCATGTTTGTTTGTATTCCTGGTCTTGGATCGTTAAAAACTATTTTACCACAATTGGGCGGCGTCTTTACATAATACACACCACTATATAAACTGTTAGGGTGTATGTGTGGTTTGTTATACCCACCAGGATAATTTATGTTAGCCCACATATTACCAATCTTTGGTTTTCTATCTAACCATTCTTCTTTATACATTTGATGTTGCATTTTAAACAATTCATCTACTAGTAATTTAAATTGTGGCATTTCATGCATATTAGTTTGACTATGCCAACCATTCATATTTGTTTTTTTT